GGACGATCTGAGGTTCTCTGAAGCGCCCCACATTTTCATTAAGGAACCAACAACGACAACTATGGCCGCCGAAAGTACGCTGGCAATCCCTATAATCCTGGTTAAACCAAGAATTAGTGGGCCGATCATCATCCACATAGAACCAAAGGCCGCCGCAAACGAAGCCGCTCTCCCTATACCGATTGCCATTGGTGAAAGTAGCAAGGTAATGGCTGTTGCAAGGTAAGCAAACATGCCGCCCATTTGACTTATATCATCGTTCGCTTGATTCATACGATTGATGAAGTTAGCCAGCGCTGTACTCGCATCGAGTATCTTTGCCGCTACTCGTCCCCATATATCTATGAAAGGCCCCAAGGCTTGCGCCCAGGCTCCTTGCGCTTTGGCTAATGAAATTCCCAGTGGGGTTAAGCTATTCTGCAGTTCTTTGATCTTTTGATCCGTTTCCTGTTTTAATTGGGCCAGCTCACTTGTGGCTCGCGTTCTTGCCAGGCGATGTTTCTCCTGCCATAAAGCCACGTATTTATTAAGCTCCGAATCACTCATTTTATTTAATGCTGCTATTTGACCAGCCGCTTCCGGCCCTAAATTACTAAGGTAGTTTGCAAAATCAGTGCTGGTTCGAGAAGCGATACTTGATAGGTTTTTGTTCCACTGCTTCAAAGCGTTAACTTGCCCGGTTAAATTGGACATTAGCTTGCCTGGAGTCGTTTTCTCAAGCTGTACCTTTTCAAAGATGTTCCAGGTACTCTCTATTGCTTCCGTCCGACTTGCTAACTCTGCTTGATAGTTAGCCATCGCATCAGCTTGCTCCTGCAGTACATCAGCCACGCTTGGCCCTTTAGCCGCATTAAACATAACTGCAGTAAATCCGGCAAGAGCAACTCCGGCAGCCATTGCTACCATCTGCATTCGCATAAGGCCCATATTAATCATCATGACTCGATCTTGTAGATCCTTCATAGACGCTTCCGGCCCTAATTGACGAAGGGCTATGCTGGCAGCAGTACTTTGTTTCGCCATTTTTTCTAAACGCATGCCAATTCCTAAGAAAAAGGAATCAATCTTTTGTATAGAGGAAGTTTGCGGAACAATCTCCAGCATTTTTTGAGCTTGCCCTTTTCGGTTTTCCATCAGTTGAATGTTCCGAATCCAAGTGTCCTTGTAGGCTTCCATTTCAATGGCCGCCCGGTTCATAGCATCGGCTGTATTAACACCCAAGCGTTCAAGCATTGCTGTATACCTTGGGCCACCTCTAGCCGCCGCTCGCATGGCTTCATCTACATCCCGGAGTTTTCTTTCAACAACGGTCATTCCGGCTTCATACGATGCAAAATCACCAGCATCACGAAGTTGTTTTAAATCATCCTTCGTTTTTTCGATTTCTCTACGAAACTCTTTCAATCGATCTTCTGTTTGTTCAGTCGATATTTTTACAGTACCGTCTCTGTTAAGGCCCAGGATCGCGAGTTGCGTTTCTTTGACGGATTTGTTTAACTCGTTGATGATTTTAATTCCTCTTTTACCGCCAGCTCCTACGCTTCCCACCTTACTAATAGCAACTTGGGATTTTACAGCTGCCTCGCTCATTTCATCAAGGCTTACAGTTACATAATTAAGGCTCCTTAAATGTTTTCGAGTATCATCTAAGGATTGATGGAATGGCTTTAAATGCTCCGGTAGATCACGAATGGCTCTCCCTATGGTGCTAGTTGTTCTCCGGTGGTAATTCCCCCACCTATCATAAAAACCCCTGGATCGATTCTCCATATCCTCAAATGTATCATCGAAATGATCACCTAAATCGTCAAAGGAATCAGCTATATTACCAACAGGGTTTGTACTATCCATAGTCCTAGAAAACCGCCGCGCTTGCGATTCTACAGAACGAAAGAATGATGCGATGGTGCGCCGCGCTTGCCTATCACTGGCTGTAATATTGATATTACTTCCACCTGTATCTGCCACGCTTCCACCTCCTTTTAGACAAATAAAAAAATCTCCCCCTGTTTTACCAGGAGAAGATTTTTATTCTTTAACCCACCATTGTCCTTGAACGAAGGTGCTTTCTCTTTCTTTTCTTTCTTCATCTTGCGAAATGGCCTCATCGTATGAAGAAGGCATGATCTTATCAACTGATTTCCCTTTATTAAAGGCAACATCGAGTGTAACTAAAAGACTTTTTACGCCTTCCCATACTCTTTCTTGAGATTGCTCCCACTTCATACGTTGGGCATGCTTAAACTTGGCATTGAGCCAGTCTAGGGTATGCTCCATCACGTATTCCTCGGTATAACCGAATTGCGCCGAAACAAACTCAATTTGTGAAACCAATATTTCTATTAGTTCTCGCCAGGTGAGTCCGTTGCCGGCATCGCCGCTGGCATCGAAGCCGCTTTTGCTTGTGCCGCTTCCGCTTTGGCCTTCTCTAATTCCTCCGGAGGAAATAGATCGTTGAGGATCTCCTTGAACGTTGGCATCTCCTTGTTGTACAGAGCCTTGTACAGAGTCCGGACTTGCAAAAAAGTTTTTTTAATGTTTGTTTTCTCCACATACATCAAAAGAACATCTAGCATTTCATTGAAATCTAATGCAAGTGCTTCTTCGTCGTCCAATTCAAGTAAAATTGCAAAGATACGGATTAGTTGAGTTTCTTTAATTTCGCCCATTACAAGCGTTAATTTCTCTACACCTTGAATGGATTCATCAAGCAATAACTCACGGATATCTGAATAAAGACGCGCTCCATCCGTACCAATGAATTTTACAACGGAAATAATCTTTGAAAGAGATAACTTCGGAATATTAAGCTTTGTTCCATCAGTTAACGTTACTTTTCCAATAATCTTTTTGTCGTCTAGTCGGTTTAAAAGTTCTTCCATGCTAATTTATCCCCCATCTATTAATAAAAAGTTGATTTATGTCTTGCTACCGCACGTTTCACGGCATTTACATAGTTCCAAAATTCTTGATTAGTTGTATTTCTTCGCCCTGCACCTGTATTCGTGCCAAAAAAGGAAGTTCGTTGCAATGTAGAAATCTCTAATTGCACGCCCTTCCCTCTTCGGCTTACGTTTACAATATTATCTGGTTCAGCTCCTGCAATGTTTGAGCCCTCCGGTTCTTGCTCCCACGGAATTCCGGCTGCTGTAAATTCTTCGCCTACAAACTGCCTTAATTGAGCATCCAAACCGCCTATTTTTGTGTTTTTAACTGCTGAATCTCCATAACCATGATAAGAAACGGCAATATCGTGTTTTGGAATAAAACGTCTTGCATTAGGCTCATCAAAATTTGTACTTGTGATATGCAGTACACCATTCCCAGAGCTTAATTTCGCCTCAAACATATAATATGAATCTACTTGATCCGCAGAGAATTCAGCTAGTTCGCTACAACCTGTCTCAATACCCCCGCCGTGAGGTGTGAAGTAAACAATACCGCTTCTTCCTTGCTTCATTGAAAGCGAATAATCCGTCCTATATTTCCTTGCTGCTGCTAAAGCTTTAAAGTTTGGATAAGTATCAGCCATTCAAGCACCTCCTAACCAAGAGCAACCGATGATGTGACATTATCAGTTGAAGATCCTGTGACGCTATAACGGAAGAATTTATTAGTTGCATCTAACGTAAAGCGATAAACTCCGGTTGCACCGCCTGTAATAGCCATTGTGCCATGATCAGAAAAAGTCTGCCCATCTGCTGAAACATCTACATCAAGCGTTGCAGTAGATGGTGTATTTATATAAATTGTGGCTTCTGTAAAGCCTTTACCGTCCACCGCAGGCGAATAATATTGACCAGCGCTAGCATCATACACTAGCGCCACGTCAAAATACTCCCCTGCTGGCTTAGGGAGTTAAGGTCAATTCTTCGATTTCGTAATAAACGTTTTCTTCAGTTGGAGCCTCATCAACAGGAAAGGCTGCTAACTGCAACGGAACCAAACGCTTCCCTTGCTCAAATGTTTGCTCTTTGTCATCCCCAGTAACTTTACATTTACGGAACACGGCCATATATAAAGAACCGTCTTTCTTTTTACTGATAAGAACAAACGTAAACGTTGGAATATTAGTAACTGTTCCATAACCTAAACGACGATTTCCTAATTTCGTTACAGGTCGAACATTACCTGCCGTTGTATAAGCATTTTTCAACGGGCTTTCTAGATATACCGTTGTTCCTGTAATACGGTTAACCTGTTTTAATTCCGTATTAGCACCCTCTGAAACTTGAACAAATCCACCTGCTTTAATATCCGTTGCAGATGCTACAGTCAAAATAGAAGCATTGGCTACAACCGCTGCTGAAATTGTTGTTTGCGTTCCTAATGTTGGAGGTGTTTCTACAATCGGGCTACCAACTAAAGCAAGTTTACGATTTTCAGGCGTATTTTCTGCTAATGTGGTTTCAAGACCATGCGTCCAGCCAGTAACATCCGTGTCAACTGCACCTAATTGTTGATCTACCTCAAAATCTTCCGTATCGAATCCGCGTGAAGTTGAAATACCTTCAGTTGTTGAACCAATTTCTTTATACCCTGCCTTTAAATTATAAGGTTTTACTAGGTCAATAACTTCATCAATGGAAGCAGGGAACGTGCCATCATAAGGCTTATATACAAGGCGTCCAGCGCCACCAACAATATTTGAACTATTTACTTTATAGAAATCTGCCATTATCCTTTAACCTCCTTGAATTCCCATCTATCATAAGCTAAAAGACGTTCTGCTTCGGCTTTTGTGACGTCTCCACCGTTTCCACCCACTGTAAGGGTTTGACCTGGAACAATATCAATATAGCCTTTGCTTTCTGCATCACGATTGAAACGTAAAATATTTGAGCCACTATTCGGATCAGTTGGCCCAACTACTTCTAACTTAGTTGTAGTTGATTTTGATGTTGTTTCTTTTGCTTCTGTGCTCTCAGTGCTTTTACTTTCAGCCATCTTAAACCCTCCTATGCTTCTATATGTTCTAAACGTATATAACACCATGCCTCAGGCTTTCCAGTGTCCTCATCCGTGCTACTTATAGGATTAGATTCTCTTTCAGCCCATACGCCCTCTAATTCAATAAGCGCTGCATCTTGAAGAATCACATTCATTGCCCTAATTAACGTCTGCATGGCAGTGATATCATCGTTTGCTCTTACTAATAATTGCAAACGCGTATAGCCTAAACCTCCGACACTTCTAACAAGAACGGCAGGCAAAGCCACGTTTAAAGGGAATGTGTTACCATATACTTTCTCGGTCAACATCCCTACTAAAAGCCTTCTCACGGGAGGTATTGGATCAACGTATGAAATCATCTATACTCCCCCACTTCAAAAAAGCTTGTTTTCGTTTTCTGTGTTAAACACTTTTCACAAAAATAACGGTCTACCACTTTCCACTTGTAGAGCATCCCTTCTGACTCTTTAAACTTGCATGTATCAATATGCTTATAACGATGCATACAAGGTGCTTTAAAATAAGGATTTGCTTGTGTTGGTGGTGGTAAAGGTCTATTCATAGTTAACCCCCAAGTTGAACTATAGTTGAACTAGAAAAAGGCGTTCACTTTTTGGAATTAATAAGTTGAACTTACAATTTGTGACCCCTTGAATAGCAAGGATTTCCACTTTTTAAGAAAGGTGAACTTAAACATAAAAGATTAGCTTTAAGTTCAACCTAAGTTAAACCTAATGCTTTCTTAATTTGAAAATCTGCTACTTGATTCATACGAGGTTTCGCCCTATCTAATCCTCTAGCCATTAATCCATATCGCTTCTCCAATGGCTCAGCATATTTAACAGCCGAACCTATTTTAAGAGACGTCTCATTTGCTGCCTCGTTTAGATCATAAATAACATCTGCTTGTGTGGCTTGACGTCCTTCCCTCCCACTTTTATTGGTTTCGGGAATATTGGATACATAACCAATGGAATTGATGTAAAGGGAGGTATCAACATGATTTTCTTCCCTTGTTAATTCCTTAGTTTCATCAGCACACACCATTCCAGCAGCTTCAACAGCTTTGCGACGTCCTTCTTTTAACTTCTCAGGATCAGCCCACTCATATAAATCTTGGCTAATGGTTAAATCAAACTTTAAATTCTCCTTTTTAGCCATCGTCTCACTCCTTTTGTAACGTAATTTCGTTATGATGAAGCTTTCGACGACCATAAACAGGATTGATGTCTTTAACAGAAAAGGAACCCGATAAGACCGGATTCCCTTCTAAATCTTCTATATGAAAAATCTTTGTAGTTGAAGCAACCGTTTCGTTTGCGTCCAAAAACAAAACATTCGTAACAATATAATCGTTCCCAGTAGAATCATATGCTGTTCTCTCGCGAATCTGGTCAACCCTGCAAGGAACATTTATGCTTTCAATTGTACTGGGAATAGGTCTGCCATAATCATCCTCGCCCGTTGCTTCTCCCTCAGTGAGTAAAGAACAACGGTGAATTAAAAGCTTCTTAAAATTCATTTGATCCTCTCCTAGATGGTCGCGTAACCGAAAAGAAGAAAGGTTCATTCACACTCGCAACCATTAACGAGCCTAAAATTGCATCAAGCTCTTTAATACCTGTCATGCCTTCACCTTCTGCATTAGTGCTGCTTGAATCCCTTGTAGTATATGAGTAAGAGCCGATGGTTTCCGACTTTACAGGCATAAACGCGCTATCTTTGACCTCTTCATTATCTTGATACCATAGATACTCCACTAACAAATAGGTTGCCGTGCTTAAATCTAATAAAATATCAAGATCCGTTTCAGCCTCAAACGTTTTATGCGTCACTCTACGAATCCAAGAGCCCGCACGATCAATATAATTTTTTAGTTTTGTATCGGATAAGGCTTTGATTTCCTCGATTGACGTTAATTCTCTTACTTCATCAATCGTTGCATAACCAGCCATCTTAAGCCTCTACAATGTAACCTGAACGGATACGAGCAATTAATTGATCAGAAGGATGTTCGGGCAATTCTTTTTCTTGGTCGCCTGAAAGCGTGAAATCTTTTTCTTGATAAGACTTTTTAGAATCTGCTAACTTGAACTTTTTGCCTGTGCTTTCTTTTCCTTGTGCAGTAGCTTCTTCAATTTCAAGCGCAGTCTTTTCAGAGCTTTCAAGCTCCACGTTTTCATTGTTTGTCACCTCTTTAGAAGTAACTTTAGAGTCGTCTTTTTTAGCAGCCATTGTTAGAACCTCCTTTTTGGAATATAAAGCACTTTCCATCGGTCAAATAAACGAGTGGTGCTTCATGCACCGGCTTGCCTGTCTTACTATCTATAAAAAAATCCATTTTAAACGGATTGTATTGTATTTCCCTTGCTACAGGAGGGTTGAAAGCATTGGAAGCAACAAAGTCACCAGCAATGAAATCACCCTCTACAAAAGCATGTACATTGCGTGTTTGTTCCTTCCTTGCCTTCTTTTGCCCCGCTTGGGATATAACAAATTTAGCTTTTATGAGCATGACAGAAGAAGCCCACCCAAGAACCAGCCGACTTTGTTTATCCATGATAGAAAAGCAATTTCTATTCAGATTCTTATATACTTTTATTCTTTGCCCAGATAATAAGGCACGGCCTGTTTTAAACTCTATCATCCTCTAGCTTGATCAAGTGTAAGGATAATACGAGCATCAGGAATGAACGGTACAAATTCAGAAATCTCAGTACCATATGAGCCCTCAACCTGTGTTTTAACATTTCGGTCAGACTCTACGCCAAAGGCTTTACCTTGATAGCGTACAAGAGCCGCGCTTGTATCTACTAATACAATTCGATTATCTGGAACTTGCTCAGAGATAAACGGTTTGTTGTTTAGCACATCTGCAAATTGGTTGTTTTCCAATTCGTTACGATACAGATATGCATTTCCATCGCGCATAGTAGTAATTTTATACGCTGTTTCAAGGTTCATAATTGCACGGTTTGGACGATATCCTAAGTGCTCCTCT